AAACATTTTCTACTTGTGGTAAAAAACAATACGCAGCTATGCTGGTAGATGAATATAATCACATAGTTGGGTTTGGTTATAACGGTGGACCAAGAGGTTTCCTACACTGTAATGAAGGTGGCTGTAGACGCTTTCTTGAAAACTCAAAAAGTGGATCAGCTTACGACAATTGTATAGCAATCCATGCAGAAGCAAACGCTTTACTCCATTCTGACTATAGTTCAAGGCCAAAAAAAATATATGTAAATGGTCCTCCTTGTTTTAGTTGCGCTAAGTTGATAGCCAACAGCACCTTAGATACTGTATACTATCTGTATGATTCTGACTATAAGAATTGGGAAGATGTAGAATCTTTTTTATTAAAAGCAAATGTACAGACTATAAGGATAGATAATGGCAGCCTCTAAATTAAATTATATTGTAGTATACAAAAACCACAGTCAGGTCTATGGTTGTTCTTCAAAAAAAATAGCTGTAGAATCACCTCCACCGGAGGGTTACACAAATGATGATAAGAGAATACTTTTTGCAACATTTGAACCAGACACAAGTTCTTTGTGTGTTTACCCTGTATCATTAGACGATATAGAAATTGAAGAAGTAAAAGTTAAGAAAGCTAAAAAGAAAAATGACTAAGAAAAAAGTAGAAAAAAAGAAAGTAAATATCAAACTTGAATCTGGGCAAACATATTTAATTACTTCTATAGATGAGATGTTGCAAATAGCAAATTCTTTGATACACTTAGCCTCTTCAATCAAGGATGAAAAAGACAAATTGTCTGTACTTAATTTAAGTGAAGAAGCAATAAAGGCAATGACCGAAAACAAATTTATAGGAGGATCTTCAGATGAAGATGAAGATTGGAATTAGTATTATAGTGGTGGCAGCATGTTCTTATTTGGTATATAATCAAAAAAGAAGAGTTAAAATTGATTACTTTAATAATGTTTCAGAAGAATACTTTAAAGAATACGCAAAAGAATATAATCCACAAAGTAGTTTCATAGAATTCTTTGATAAAGAAAATATAAAAGAAGCTTTTAGTAGATATGATAAATATTTAGATCTTGGTTTAAATAAAGAAGACGCATTTAAGTCCGTAGTAGAAGATAAGAGAAATAAATGATAGATTTATGTGTCGTAAACTACAACACTAGGCCACTCCTACAAAGGTTATTGGATAATTTACACAATGGCATGAGTATAGATAATAAGTTTTGGAATCTATATATAGCTGATAATGACTCCAGTGATGATACAGTCAACTGGCTAAAAGAAAATGACGATAGATATCAAATAGATAGAATAGATTTAAATAAAAATATTGGATACTCAGCAGCTATTAATAAGCTTGCAGCAAGAGGTGCCAACAACGTCATTGGCATTCTAAATGCAGACGTATGGTTTACCAACGAAGACATTAAAAAGATATGTCAAATTTTTAACCAAGAACCAGATGTCCATATCCTTGGCCCAAAACAAAGAGACGAATACGGCAATATCAAACATGCCGGTATAGTGGGTACCAATACGGAACCAAGACATAGAGGTTGGAATGAAGTTGACCGCGAAGATAATCTGTACAGAGATAGGGTTAATTGCGTAACAGTTTCCGGGTCTGCATACTTCATTAGAAGATCGGTCTGGAATGCCCTAACAAACGATGAAGAGTATAGAAAGATGTACCCCGATGCAATAGGAGCCTTCCTGCCAACGCCTCATTACTATGAGGAGACTTGGTGCTCCTACTTCGCACGTCATCGTGGCTACAATGTAGTGTATGATGGTAGCGTATCGATTGGTCATAGCTGGCACGCATCATCACCAAAACCAGGCGAAGGCTACAGCCACGCTGATGCCCAATTCAAAACAAGTCAATCAATATTTCGCAAAGCCTGCGATACTATAGGAATAGAAAGAGATTAAAATGTCAGATCAATTTAATGTTTACCTTTACAATGCAGAAGTAGTTAAGATAGTCGACGGAGATACTTTTAAGATTAAGATAGATCTTGGTTTTGAGGTTCACATTGGACCAAAGAGTGTCAGATTATATGGCGTTAATACACCAGAAAGCCGCACTACAAACTTAGAAGAAAAGAAGATGGGTCTTGCTGCAAAAGAGTTCACTGATCAATGGATCAAGAAAGCTAATAACAAAGTAAAGATCGAAACTATTTTAGACAAGAATGAGAAGTACGGTAGAATTCTAGCTAGAGTATGGAACGAAGCTGGCGAATGCCTCAATACAGAAATTGTTAAGGCTGGATTAGCTAGAGAGTACTTTGGCGTAGGCGATAAAACATTTGAGGAATTTAAGCCGGACAAAAGCATAACCTTACCCCCTTCCCCATTTGGTCGACCAGCATAAGTGATACGATATATACCATGCAAACATTCCTGCCATATCCTGATTTTAAAGAATCAGTTCGGGTATTAGATTACCGCAGACTTGGAAAGCAACGAGTAGAAACTTTCCAAGTCTTGAACATTTTACTTGACCGTACTCCATCAAAGGGTTGGCGTAATCATCCAGTCACTTTAATGTGGACCGGCTATGAATCAGCTCTACAGCTCTATCAGAATTACACTATTCAAGAGTGGATTAGCAGAGGTTATAAAAACACCATGCTGTTAGAGGAGATAGATATAGATTCAGTAGTTATGCCATCATGGTTTGGCTTAGAAGAATTTCATCGTTCACACAGATCAAATCTTTTGCGTAAAGATTACGAATATTATTCCCAATATTTTGACGAAGATCCTAATCTTCCATACTATTGGCCAGCTAAAGAGGTAGCTAATGCAAACTAGAGTGTTTTTATCAGGCGCTATAGAAGATGTCCAATCTGACTTTAAGCATAGTTGGAGAGATGAAGCTACTGCGCTTCTAGATCATAGAGGTTTTAAGGCAGTCAATCCAATGGACTACGCTCTTGAGGAAGAAGACTGTGAACCAAAAGAAATAGTAGATAAAAATCTCTTCTTGCAAAAAAGCTGTGACATTATTTTAGTAGAATACACATTACTCTATAGGGCGTACATTGGAACAGACTTTGAAATGACCTGGGCGCATCTAAATAATCAACCAGTAATTGTTTGGGCGCACCAAGATTTGCAGCATAGAAAATATCTTAAATTTCTTGCTACAAAAGTTGCAGATACTCTTGAAGAGGCTGTAGAATATATATCTAATACATATCCATCAACTAAATAAAGGAAATAATATGGCAGAAAATAAGTTCAACTATTTTGAAGTAACCACTTCTTATGTTGTTAAGGCCAAGAATAAGTCAGAGGCTGAAAAGGTAGTCCTTGGACGTCGTGGCGTTAAGGGCGAAATTATTACCAGTAAGACTAACGTAGATCGAATCTCGGCTGTAGAAGTCCGAGAAATGTTGGAGATCTAAGAATCCTATTAACTAGAGGGTAGCACTATTTACTTAGTGTTACCCTCTATAAACCTTAAGGAAAGTATATGATATACGCTCAAATGGTGGGCAGAAATGAAGAGGGAAGATTTCTAGAGGAAGTTCTAGAAAGGCTTTCACAGCAAGTAGATGGTATTGTTTTTACCGATGATTGCTCTACTGATAACACAGCTAAAATAGCAGAAAAATATTGTCACGTTTATTCAACTCCAGAGCAACTGTTCACAAAACATGAGGGTCAACTAAGAGCTTTTGCTTGGTCCAACATGTGCCAGCATGCAAAACTTGGTGACTGGATTGTGGCAATCGATTGTGACGAAATGCTGTATAATAAAAACGATATAGATAATCTTAATATCTCATCTGTTCTATCAAATTCGCCTTACGACGTTGCCAATGTTCGCTTTTACCACATGTGGAACGAGAATCAATGGCGCACAGATAAGCTATGGGCTCCAAATAATAGCAGTAGAATCTTCAGATTTAAAGAAAATGGTGGCTTCGCCAATAGGAAATTAGCCTGTGGTTCAGAACCTACATATGTAGTTGACTGGATTGCACAAAGAAACTTCTGGATTGACTCAGGTTTAGTCATGAAACATCTTGGATATGTAAGAGATGAAGATAAGATCTCTAAGCATCAAAGGTATTCGACTTTAGACGGTGGAGAATTTCACGCATTAAATCATATTAACTCAATAATAGACCCAAATCCAGTCTTGATTGACTGGGGAAATTTCTTAAGGTAGGAAAAATGAAAAAAGATATTAGAATTGCAACACACGCACAAACAATTCAATCGCTAACTTTAAAAATGCTATCCAAGGAACGTTTTGCTTACGTTAATTTTCCTCGATCAGCACTCATTGCTATGGGTAGTCCAGATATGAAGAAAGCTTCTAAGGACTTTAGTGATTCAATAAGTAAATCATTTAGCATTAATGATAAGAATTTTATGAAAGGAATACCTTTAGCTTTTGTAAATTCTAATGATTCAGATAATGAATTAGATTATTCAAAAGTGGATTCTAATCAGAGATACTATAACTCAACAACACTTGAAAACTACTTCAATAATAATGAAGTAGCTTTTACATCTTTTGTAGACTTTTATATAAGAAATACCCCATATGTTGTAGTTACATTTCATGATAGAAAAGTAATTACAAGGGTTCTAGGATCACCTGTGGACACAATTTATGTTCCATATAATGATTATTATGATAAGTTAGATTCTATAATTGAAACTTTGGCAACCTATACCGGTAAAGTTGATACAGTTATTTTGGATTGTCCGCTACTTTCTGCTGCTTTAGCTGGTAAGATATGGGACGAATTGAATTTTTCTATAATAGATTTTGGGAAGGTAATCGGTTTTGCTCGAGCAAGATTTAGCAATAGGATTTCCCAAAATGAAAAAACAGATTGAAGACAAAGAAGATGATCTATTTTTAATAGATCTTTTATTTGAATCAGATCTAACCATTTCAGCTATAGCCAAAGAACTTGGTTATTCATTTGCTCAGTTAAATAAAAAAATTAATTCACTTGGTCTTTCTTGGATTAAAGAGCAAAAGAAAAAAACATCAAGAGGTCAAGCTGCACTTACTCAGGCAATGCAAAAGCTTTTTCCTGGACAAAAGATCATAAACGAACATCACATAGGTGAGCGTTTAAGAATCGATGTATTCTGTCCAGAATATAGAATAGGTGCAGAGTTTCATGGTAGGCAACACTTCTATTATACTGAAAGATTTTTTGAATCAAAATATGATTTTATTCAAGCTCAAAAAAGAGATGAAAGAAAATTAGAACTTTGCAAGCAAGAAGGAATAACATTAGTTGTATTTAGATACAATGATGAGCTGAGTGAACAAGCTGTTTATGATAGACTATTACAGGCGATAAGATTAAGTCCTCATGTTCCAGAGAATATAAAAACGAATAAGAAGAGCATTACTCAAAATAAATTTTATCAGGATAGAAAAAAGCAATACAACGAAAGAAAGAAAGAGACATATAAAAAAATGAAAAAGAGAAGAGATAATCATGAGTGATATTGAATCTTCTCCCGTAACTCAACCAATTGAGTATCAGATATTTGCTCTTTCATTTAGAGAAAAGGGAGCAATATCTTACTTTAAAGATAATCTAGATCCACAGATTGTTGGGATTAACGATAATCAACACGGTGTTCATGAATTCTATAATGCTCTTTTGTCATATGTTTCTAGTACAGATCTAGATATAGTCGATCCAATAGTATTTAAGAATTGGATACAACTAGAAAGCCGTGTCTTTGAGGCGCTCAATGGAGACGAGGGAGTTAATGCTCTTATGAGCGTCCTCTCTGATATGCAGCTGGCTAGCCCTGAAGCTGTTGTTCAGGTTCTTAAACATAAAGATAATAAAATTAAACAGAAAAACTATTTAAAAGAGTTAGAAATAATTATAAGCCAAAAGGGTATAAAAACAGAAGAAGATCTTGCGAGAATGTCTGAGATTTCTAATCTCATTAATGATCTAGAGAACAGTGCTAGTTATGATCCGCTTGATGGAGTTGTAACGGCTAACCAAATAATAGAAAAGATTGACTCACTATTAGACACTCCGGACTTCTTGCCAACTCAATTTAAGTCTTTGAATAGAGCAATGGGCTACACCAATGAGGGAGGCTTCTTTAAGGGGGCGGTACATGCGATCATAGCAGCTTCTGGAAAGGGAAAGAGTACGTTTGCTAAGTGTCTAGTCAATAACTGGTTAGATTGTGGATATAAAGCTTTATACATAAACTTCGAAGAAGCTAGAAATCACTGGGAACGCATATTAATGACCCAGATAACTGGCAAGAACGTTTATTCAGAAGTGGATAAATGGTCTGAAGAAGAAAAAAATAAACATATTAAAACTTTTACAGATAAGTTAACCGAATGGGGTGATCGTCTAATGGTCAAGCATGACCCAGACACTCCATATTTTGAGGACCTAGAAAGCTGGCTAAGAGATATCTTAATCCAGGGTGAACACATGCCGGACGTCATAGTTATTGACACTATCCAATCAATGTTTACTAGATCTAAGGGTAAAGCTAGATGGGGTGAATTTGAAGAAATGATGGTTCGTCTTGAAAAAATAGCTAGAGACATGAACTGCGTATTGATAATCACTGCGCAAGAAAACTCAAATAGAATGAAAGAAAAAAGAGAAATAGTCATGCAGTCAGACACTGGTGGTTCTCTAGCTATACAGCAAAAGTGTGCAGTAACTATATTTATCACAGAAAAAAAATTAGTTAGTGGTGATGATTCGGAAGATGAAAATGTAATGCAGTTACAGATACCAAAGAATAGAATTACTGGTTCAACATTTTCTTATGAGCCACCACTGGTTAGATATGTCGATTCCAAAAAGTCTTACGTAGAGTACGAAATGGTTACACCCGCATCCTATGATGCCTCATCAATTTTAGATGACTTATTAAACAATGGAGATTTTAACTAATGAAATTAATTACACCAGAATCCCTAAAGGATTTTCAAACCTGCTCATTACTTTACGACTATAGATATAATCAAAAACTACCAGAGTCAATAGGTGGTAGAGATCTATTGTCTATTAGATTTGAAAATACTTTAAAAGAAATTATATATTACTTCTTTTATAAGAAACAAGGTGGCTACACACCCTCGTATGCATCGCTTTTGAATAGATGGGAAAAGCTTTGGTTTGCCGATAACGTTTCATCGTACGATATCATGACAGAGCAACACGAAAGTGCATATGGAAACAGCGCTAGCCTTACGACCAAAGCTGCTTCTGCTCTATTGTCTTTCTATGAAAACTTTTCAGACGAAGAATACATACCGATTGCAATAAATGAAGATTGCATTATGCCAGTCACCCCAAAGGTTAAGATAAAAGACAAATTTGATATAATCCTTTATAAGAATAATAAATATTATGTTATTAAGATAATGTTTAACTATAAGAATAGTCACCAATATATGTATCAAGTAAACTTTGCTACGATGTACAATGCGTTTGCGGTAAAGCATGGTGATAGAATTTCTAAAGCATCTTTTGGTTATATAGATTTATTAACGTCTAAAGTTTCTTTTGTTGATTTTGAAATAACAAAAGAAGATCTTGATTCTTTAAGATTTTGGGCTGATGAATTAGAGCAAGCAGAAAAATTTATTCCAAGAAGAGGGTTGACCTGGTATTGTAAGAAATGTCCGTTTGATAAACCTTGTTCTAAGTGGTCAAATTGGTCAAAAGATGCAGACGAATAGATTTGGTGTTATACTTGAAACCAAGGTATCTAAAAGTTTATTTACACTTGCAAAAGAAAATAAACAAACTCCTTATGAATATTTAAAATCTATAATAGATGAAAAGTATCAAATTTACTTAAAAGAAAAACTAAATTGGGATTCAGATTATGAGTAAAAAAAGTATATTAGATGAGTTATTAAATGAAGATGTTTCATTTAAGCCAAATGAAGAAGAAGATAAGTTATTAACTCCTCTTATGGAGGAAATTAATCTTATAGCTAGTCAACAAATTAGACTATTTGTTAGATCAGTTTTACTTCAGGCAAAAACATTTTGGAAAATACCATCTAGTTTTTCAGGTAAATATCATCCAGCTGATGAGCATGGTAGTGGTGGTAACGTTCTTCATACAAAGAGGGTTGTCAAAGTCTCTAAGGTTATATGCGATTCCTATGGATTACTTCCGCACGAAAAAGACATAGTGTATGCAGCATGCTTATTGCATGATGTGACTAAGGGTATAGCTCATGATGATAGTAAAGAAGATTTCTTCTATGACCCAATGCATCCGTATACGGTTGGAGCTTTTGTTAAAAAGTGTCAAGACAATGATAAAAAGTATGGTTCAGAATCCGCATCATCTACTCTTTTTTTAGATGAAGAAACTGTTCAGTCAATACTTAGATTAGTAAGATGTCACCTTGGTCCATGGTCCCCTATTCCGGAAACAGTACCTAGTACTTACATGGATATGATAGTACACTTGTCAGACAACGTCGCCTCAAAACTGCATACAATTGTTGAAATTAGTGATAACAAATGACAATAGAAAATCCAGACAAGATGCATGTTAGAGCGTACATAAATGAGTCTTTAGAATTCCTTATCAAAGAATCAATATACTACAGATCTAACAATGAAAATATTTTGGAACACAATCGACTAGTAGCTTGGCATATGGAAATGGATAGTGGTAAAATACATATACCATGAAACTTCCTTTAGATAAAGATAAATTTATTTCTCAATGGAAATATGTTGAGGTTGCTAGATATGTTCCCAACCTGGATAGGGTGATTAGGGATAAGAATGGTGATGATCCAGTCTTCTATGAAATGGAAAACATAGATCAATATAGACAAAAGCATAACAACCTTGGACTGTACACATCTGTTTGGCATTTTAATTCCGCTGATATAAACAAGGCTATCAGGTTAGGATCATTATACTTTGACTTAGATAGTGAAGATATGAATTTGTGTTACGAAGAAGCGCAAAGACTATATGGTTATTTGTCTATGTATATTCCGCAAGAATCACTGTTGGTTTATTTTACTGGAAAAAAGGGTTTTCATATAGAGTGTGAAGCAATTGGCTTAGGTATTAATCCATCAAACGAACTGCCAAAAGTTTTTAGGTATATAGCAAATAAGCTAAAAGAAGATCTATCTATTTCTTCAATGGATTTTAGTGTTTACGACATGAGAAGAATGTGGAGGCTGCCTGGATCTTTACATCAGGCAACAAAGCTATTCAAGACTCTCTTGCCAAAAGATATATTTTTATCTGGAATAGATAAGATTATTACTTACTCAAGTGAGCCACAATTGCTCGATGTAGTTGAACAGTCTTTTGATTTCAAGGCAAATGAATGGTATAGGCAGTTCACTTATCAGATGGAAGAAGATAAGAATAAACCAAAAGATATACTACAGCATTTTAATAAGTTTGGTTCTTCTAACTTAAAGTCTTTTGATCAGAATCAAAAAGTATTTGAGAAAGAAACACTTTGGATAAAGTGTCCATCAATAAAAAGATTACATGAACAGGCTGAGAATTCTCACTTTTTAGAACACGAAGCCAGATTATTTTTATGTTCTATATTAACATATAGTGAAGAATCGATTAATTATCTACATGAGATACTAGGTAACTGCGAAGATTATAACCCAAGTAAATCACAAGCTCATATAAATGACTGGGTGAGAAGAAGAGAATTAGGCATAGGTGGAAGGCCTTATACTTGCGAAAGAGCTAATGCAGTTGGCGTAGGGTGTGGCAGTTGTTCTCTTGAGAAGAAAAACAAGTGGGTTAAGGTTGGAGATAGATTTATAGAGACTCAAGAAAAATCTTCTCCATCACCAGTTCGATTTGCTTATAAATCCGCAACGAGAAAGGAGGAGTAATGCAAGATGACAATAATGATGTAATCGGATTATGCACCGACTGCGGAACGGAACAAACAGATAGGCACATGCATAACAGTTCTTTTGCTCAAGCTGGACTGCCAGCAGTATGTAGATACTGTAAGGGTGTAGTAACGGTTTGCTATAAACGTGATAGGGATGATGTATTAAATCAAATAAATATTAAAAGAGGACTTAAGTGAAAAACTGGACAAATCTTCACAACCATACCGTATTCTCCATGTTGGATGGCCATGGTAACGTAGAAGAATATTTATCAAGAGCTAAGTCTTTAGGCATGACAGGTTTAGCCACTACCGATCATGGCAATATACACTCATGGTTAGATTTTTATGATGCTGGTATGGCTTCTGGGGTAAAGCCTATTCTTGGCTCAGAAATGTATCAAGCAAGAAAGACTAGGTTTGATAGAGATGATGAAGAAAGATCCGGTCCCTCTAAAAATGAATGGGAACAAAGAGGACCATATCATATTACGATTTTAGCTAAAAACAATATTGGTTATCATAATATAATTAAAATATCATCTAGAGCTTTTACTGAAGGTTATTATGTTAAACCTAGGGTTGACCACGATTTAATTTCCCAACATTCTGAGGGGATCATAGTCCTCTCTGGGTGTCTGAATGGGGAAGTGTCACAAGCGCTGCTTAGAAACGATTACAGCACCGCATTAAGGCATGCTGCGGCAATGCAGGAGATAGTTGGCAAGGAAAATTATTTTATAGAGATAATGAATCATGGGATAGAAGAACAGATAAAAATAATTCCTGACCTTATTAAAATAGCCAATCAAATTGGAGCTAAAGTAGTGCCGTCTGGCGACTGCCATTATGTGCACCAAAGCGATGCTCACGCTCATGATGTAATGTTATGCGTAGCAACAAACTGCAACGTGCATACTCCTAACAGATTTTCTTTTTCTGAAGATAAATTTTATCTTCAATCTTATGACGAAATGTCTTCTGTATTTTCTGATGAATATTTAAAAAATACAATGCACGTGAATGACATGATAGACCTCAAGTTAAATTTTGGCGAGATTCACTTTCCTAATTTCCCAATTCCAACTAAAGAATCTTCAACAGACTATTTTGAAAGACTAGCCTGGGAAGGTTTAAAGAATAGATATGGCAATCCGCTACCTGATCACATTATAGAAAGAGCTAACTATGAAATTAGAGTAGTGAAAGAGATGGGGTTTCCTGAATACTTCTTAGTCGTATCAGACTTAGTTCGTTGGGCTAAAGAAAATGACATTAGAGTTGGCTGGGGAAGAGGATCTGCTGCTGGAAGTATTCTCTCCTATGCATTTGATATTACAAATCTAGACCCAATTAAATTTGGTCTTATGTTTGAAAGATTCTTGGTCGAAGGAAGAAAGTCAATGCCAGATATCGACTTAGACTTTGATGATAGACACAGAGATAAAGTTATTGACTACGCTAGAACTAAATATGGTAACGATAAAGTGGCGCATATCTGTACGTTCAACAGAACTGGCGCTAGGCAGTCTGTCAGAGACGCAGCTAGAGCCCTAGGTCATGACTTTACAGTTGGAGACAAAGTAGCTAAGTTAATACCTCCTCCGGTATTAGGTGTTTCTAAATCGTTAAAAGAATGTATGCAAGTGCAGGAATTTGCAGGTCTTTATAATACTGATGTTTTATCAAAGGAAATAATAGATACAGCTTTTGGATTAGAAAATCTGGTGAGGCAGACTGGTATCCACGCAGCTGGTATTGTTATATCCAAAGAAGCTTTAACAAGCTATCTTCCTACGATGCAAAAGGGCGTAGATAAGCCTGTTGTAACTCAGTGGGATATGGGTCGAGTAGAGCAATGCGGCCTATTGAAGATTGACTTTCTTGGTTTAAGAAACCTAGGTGTGATAGATATTTGCATCAAGCTAGTTAAGCAGCATAGGCAAATTACATTAGACGTAAACGACATACCAATAGATGATAAAAAGACTTACGATTTATTATGTCAAGGTAAGGCAATGGGTGTCTTCCAGCTTGAGTCTGCTGGCATGCGTGAATTAATGGTGCAGATGCAGCCGCAAAACATTCAAGATATAATGGCTCTTATCTCACTATATCGTCCAGGTCCGATGGGTTCTGGTATGGATAAAGAATATATCGATAGAAAGCATGGGAGAAGCCATGTATCCTATGAGCATCCTAAACTAGAAAAAGTTCTTGGACCATCACTAGGTATCATGCTCTATCAGGAAGATGTTCTTGGTGTAGCCAGAGAGTTAGCCGGATTTACTTCTGCTGAAGCTGATGACCTTAGAAAAGTTATCGGTAAAAAACTTATGGATAAAATCGCAATGATTAGAACTAATTTCGTAAAAGGCTGCATAGAGCATTCCAATCTAGATGAAGATAAAGCAAATAAAATTTATTCAGATATTGAATACTTCGGTGGCTATGGTTTTAACAGAGCACACGCCGCAAGCTATGCGATGGTTTCATATATTACAGCATACCTAAAGGCTCACTATACAGCAGAATATATGGCTGCACTTATGTCTTCTGTGGTTGGCAATAAAGAGAAGTTAGCAGCTTACTTATCTGACTGTAGAAAATTAGATATTGAAGTACTGCCACCTTCTTTAAATAAATCTGGTAAAGACTTTAATGTACTTAGTGACTCTCAAGTAATCTTTGGTCTATCTGCAATAAATGGAATTGGTGAATCCATAGCTGAAGCAATCATTTTAGGTAGGGATGAAAAGAATCCTTACTCTAGTGTCTATGATTTCTTTAGAAGGTGTGACCCAGCTACGCTAAAGAAATCTACGCTAGAACATTTAGCCTACGCCGGTGCTCTTGATGAGTTGTTT